CGCTCTAACCACGCTTGGTCTGACTGCTACTGCTGCTGAACTGAACCACACAGATGGCGTTACTTCTGCAATTCAGACTCAGCTTGATAACAAGCAACCTCTGGACGCTGAACTCACTGCCATTGCCACAATCTCAAGCAATGGCGTGATTGCTAGGACTGGGGCTGGTGCTGCTTCTGCGCGCACGATCACTGGCACTTCTAACCAGATTACTGTGACTAATGGTGATGGCGCTGTTGGGAATCCAACCATTGCAGCCGTTGTTGCATCTCAAGTAGAGGCCGAGGCTGGCTCTGATACCACTAAGCTGATGACATCTCAGCGTGTTCTTCAGTCGATCACTGCAAACTCTACTGTGCTGCTTTCCACGCTGAACACAGTCACTGGCAACAGCTACACCACGCCCACTTTGGACCTGACTCCGTACAAGTTTGTCACGGCTATTGTTGAAGGACTTGGCGATAACTCAGCTACTTCTGGGAATTTTAGTATTTTTGGCCTAGCTCTCGCTGCTACTGGAGCAACGGCCACTAATAGAATTTATGGAAGCTGGACGCTTGATCTTCAAACTGGTCTTTTCTTCGGGATGTCACAGGTCACCGCTCCAACAGCCCCTCCACAAGTATTAGTTGCTCCAGTTAATACTGCGGGAAGAACTGCCCTTAGCAATGCGACCACCACCTTCACTGTGACAATGACTACGACAAACTTTGCCGCTGGCACTGTTCGCTTCTACGGAATCCGCTAACGCTCTGAAATGAACGGAGATAACTATGCCCCAGAACACTGACATCGTTCTCACTGCAAACGATTGGACCCTACTGACTGATGCTAACGTCAGCCGAGTAACCTTTCAGAATCGTGGTGAGTACTACATCCTGATCAAAGGCACCACGGACACTACCAAGCCAACCAATGACAACGGCGCTGTGCGCTATAATCCGGGTCAGGGCGAGTTGAACACTCTGATGGCTGACTTGTTTCCGGGGATTACTGCGGTGCGTCTGTGGGCTTTCTCTCCAAAGCGCCTTGAAGTGATGGTTAGTCATCTCTGATTGGGGGTTACAATGCGCGATATTGTTTCGCCTCTATCTGGTATTCGCTCTCCATTTGGGGAGCGTCGTGGCATATCCCCTTCTGTTTTGTTTGCGCTTTCAGAACCGGGCGTCTGGCTCGATCCCTCCGACACGGCCAACCTGTCTTGGCGTCGGAACCTGCTGACGTTCACGGAGCAGTTTGACAATGCTGCTTGGGGAAAGACCGCCGCTGGCGTAGCGATAGCCCCCACCGTGACGGCTAACGCTGGAATTGCCCCAGACGGAACGACTACCGCTGACCGCATCCAGTTTGACTGCACAAACACCGGGTCTAGTGCAAACCGGTCGAGCGTGACGCAGAACTTCACTGCGACCACTGGAGTCAGCTACACGTCCAGTATCTACATTCGGGCCTTTGACGCTGGTAATGTCGGCAGAACGGTGAGGATTACCAGCGACTTCATTGGCACCACTGTCTACACACTCACGGCGGACTGGCAGAGGGTTGTGATTGGCGGAACCTCTTCTGGCACAGGTTCGAACCTAGTTATCGAAACTCGCGGGACATTTACCCAGCAGACGGCAGACATTCTCCTCTGGGGCGCACAGCTTGAGGTCGGCTCCACCGTCAGCACCTACCAAGCCATCACGGACCTGAACACCGAAGTCCGCGCCAATTTCCCCAACGCCACGCTTTACCAAGACACGGCAGGCACCACGCCTGTGACCACCCCCGGTCAGTCCGTTGCGCTGGCTCTGGATAAGTCGCGTGGGCTGGTGCCGGGGGCGGATCAAAAAGCAAACGGTGCGACAGTTGTTGTAGGCACGGCAACGGCTGCGACATACAACACTACGACAGGCACTGGCACTTGCACTAGGGTTGACGCAGCAAATCAGTCCTACGTGGCCTTTACTGGACTTTCGGCATCGACGTATTTGATCAACATCACCAATACTGGCTCGGTGGTTATGTATATCCGCGCCGGGATCGGGATTGGCGCTGTTTCATATTCCATCTCTCCTGGCGGTAACGTCGTTGCACGTCTTTTTGCAACCTCTGGCGCATTCTCGGTAACAAGTGAAGTCGGGACTAGCGCCTTCACCGTGAACTCCGTCCGCGAACTCCCCGGCAACCACGCCACGCAGGCCACGGCAGGCTCCCGCCCGCTCTACGCCCTCCTGCCCGCGAATGGTGTGCGGAATTTGGCGAATGGGTCGGCGAGTGTTGGGGATGCGACCTATTGGCCTGCTGCTCCTGTCAACAACGGTATCACCGCGACGAAGATCGGCAGCGGGTTTGATGTTGACGGGCTTCCCTATGTCGATGTTCGGTATCAGGGAACGGCGACAAACACCTTCCACAGTGACGTGTATCTTGGTACTGCAACGCCTCTCTTTGCCTCTTCTGGGCAGCAGTGGGTCTGTAGCGCCACATTCTCAAGGATTGGCGGAAGCCCAACAAACGTGAACGGCATTAGGACTGTTGTAGTTGAGTATACCGCACCGTCAACCTATGTGACGCAGGCGAACTCCGCCTTTGTAACCGCGACAACGGAGACTACGGTTTCTGTTTCACACACGGTAACGACCGGGAACCGAGTGAATGCCGTCGCGCAGCTGGTCTTCACCAACGGCGCGACCATTGACGTAACGTACCGCATCAAAGCCCTCCAGTTCGAACTCGGCTCCACCCGCACCGCCTACCAGTTCAACTACTCCAACGTGAACATCGCCCAGCCGCCTTTCGCACAGGTTGGCGCGCTGCTGTTCGACGGCGTGGACGACTTCCTGCAAACGCCGAGCGTGGACTTTGCTGGGTATGAGCAGCTTGGGTCGGAACTGGTGACGAATGGCAGCTTTGCCGCCGATGCCAACTGGGACAAAGGCACGGGCTGGTCCATCGGCAGCGGTGTGGCCACGAAGGTGGCAGGGACGGCAAGCAACTTGGGTCAGGCGGTTGCCCCCGTCACCGCTGGGCGGGCTTACCGTGTAACCTTTGACCTCACGGTCACCGCTGGCAGCGTGGACTTCCTCTTCACTGGAGGGTCCACGACTTTCGCGGCAACCAACCTCACGACAACGCAGACCGTGTCTGTCACGGCCACTGCTCTTGGGCCGAACAACTACTTCGTCTTTGTCGCAAACGCAGCCTTCGCTGGCTCCATCGACAACATCTCCGTCCGCGAAGTCCTCCGCCCTGCCGACAAGATGACCGTCTTCGCCGGGGTGCGGAAGCTGAGCGATGCGGCGCGGGCGTCAATCGCAGAACTTGGAGCGGGTGGAACAGGTTCCTTCCGTGTTGAGGGGCCGGGTTCCTCTGGAGCAGCCAACTACGCAGTCGCTGGCGGCGGAACTGTGGTAACTGGAACGACGATTGGGTCGCAGGCATCTCCAAACACCGCTGTCGTTACTGGCGCTGGCGACATTTCTGGAGACCTCAATACTATTAGACTGAACGGAGGTGCGCTTACCTCCTCGTCCACTGCGGATCAGGGAACTGGAAACTACGCTGCGGGTGAGTTGTTTATCGGTAGGCGATCAGGCTCCTCTAACCCCTTCAACGGCTACCTCTACAGCCTGATCGTGCGCGGGGCTGCGACTTCGGCTGACCTCATCACGCTCACCGAGCGGTGGGTCAACAGCAAGGCGGGAGCATACTGATGTCCATCGACACCTACGCCGAGCTGGCGAGATCGCTGTCAGACGAGCTGGACTACAATCCGGCGACTGGCGATTTCACTTGGCGCAAGAGCGGAAGAGGGCAGGCGAAGCGCGCGGGCGCTGTGGCTGGGAGCTCTCGACCCAACGGCTACACGTCGATCAAGGTTTGCGGGCGGCAGTGGCTGGCTCACCGCCTTGCGTGGGTTGTCTCCTACGCGGAAGAGCCGCCCGCCGTAATTGACCACATCAATCGCGACAAGTCGGACAACTCTCTGGTAAACCTGCGTAACGGCGGAAACGGCGTCAACGAGCTAAACTCGAAAGCGCCGAAGCACTCGCCGTTTGGCATCAGAGGTGTCCGCTCGGCTAGCAAGGCTGGCCACTATCAAGCGTACGTCAACCGACGTGGCCGCTTCCAGCAGCTCTACCACGGCCCAGATTTCTTTGAGGCCTGCTGCGCCCGCAAGGCGTGGGAAGCTAAGTTTTGGGAGGGCGCACGGTGAGCCTGTCTACCTATTCCGGCATGCAGTCGGCCATCGCGGACTTCTTGAATAGGGAAGACCTCGCCGCTGTCATCCCAACCTTCATCTCGCTGGCGGAAGCCGACATCAACCGCGTCCTGCGCGACTACCGCATGGAGAAGCGCAGCACGGCGCAGGTCGATGCCCAATACTCGGCGCTGCCGGGCGACTGGCTGGAGACGATCCGCGTGCAGATCGTGGGCGACACGTCCCGGCTGGAGCTGGTGTCCGACGGTGCGCTGGCGGACATGCGGGCGATGCGGAACGATGCGGGCGGCAAGCCGACCCACTACGCCCACACGGCTGGCGGCCTTGAGCTGTTCCCGACGCCCGACGCCGAGTACACGGTCGAGGTCGTCTACTTCGCCAAGGTGCCCGCGCTGTCGGTGTCGGCCACGACCAACTGGCTGCTGTCGGCGGCCCCCGATGTCTACCTGTACGGCGCGCTGACGCAGTCGGCCCCGTATCTGAAGGATGACCAGCGCGCGCCCGTCTGGGCTGGCCTGTATCAGAACGCAATCAGCAGCCTCAACACGGCGTCCGAGCGCTCCCGCTACAGCGGGACGGGCCTGCGCCTTCGCATCAGGGGGATGTAATGTCCAAGGGCGATACCTTCGAAAACGATCTGCTTCGGCTGATCTTCAACGCGACGGCCATCGGCAACCTCGCCGACAACGCCGCCACCTCGCCGCTGACGCAGCTCTTCGTGTCGCTGCACACGGCTGACGTTGGCGAAGCCGGGTCGCAGACCACCAACGAAGTGGCCTACACGGGCTACGCCCGCGTCGGCGTGAACCGCAACACGGGCGGCTGGACGGTGACGGCGAACAGCGTGTCGCCTGCGGCCAACATCGACTTCGGCGCATGCACGGCGGGCACGGCCACCGCGACCCACTGGGCCGTCGGGCAGGCCTCCACGGGCACGGGCAAGGTGTTCTACAAGGGCGCGATCTCGCCCACGATCTCGATCAGCACTGGCGTCACG